TTACAGTTTTTCGCCTGCCAGCAGACAGAGCGCCTTTAATCCCGTTTCGCTCCAGTCGTCCAGGGTGTCTGGATGCATGGCGGCCACATAGGCCAGTTCGGAACGGAGGAAACGTAGACCACCAACCATGTGATCTTTGCCATAGAAGCTGTGGGTTTCCTCGTCCAGGCGGAACAGTATCAGCAGTTGTTCATCAGGTTCATATTCTGCATCGAAGCCCAGCTCACTGGCAGCGGCCATAATCCGCTGCTCACCATCACCATGCTGGCTTTGCCCGCCATCATGACGCCATACCCACGCTGCGGCCTGTGCCCACGTCATTTCAGTTTGATGCTGACCGGCACCAGCACCAGCAGAATTTTTCTTTGCCTGTGTTGCTTCAACATCCACTTTATCGCCTGATAGCACAATCTCACCACGTGCTATCCAGCCGTAAACTGTTTGTCGGCTTACTCCCATGTGCCTGGCATAGGCTGATTTGCTCAATAACATAATTTACCGTTCCTCACATCTGTCACCTTGGCCCCTGTCGCGCATAATTCCCTTTGAGAGCATTTCCAAAAACCCCCTGCGGTTTAACCACGTCGTTTGCCAGCTCCCCTTTAATTTGCCGTGTAAGTTGCCGGTTGTTTTGCGCTAACACGCCGTTAAGTTGCTCAGGTGTCATTCCTTGCGCGTTGATTTTCTGGCTTATGGAGACATGCTGAGTCGTGCTCTGGCTGCTGTTATCAACGCTGCTGACGCCAGTCCCAAACCCCGAACGCCCCAATGTCGCATCAAGCGGCTTGCCATTCCGTAACGCCTCAAGTTGTGACACGCCGATCCGGTTCGTTGACGCCTGGTCAAAAACGTACTCCCCTTTATGAACAATACCTGCTGGCTGATATTTGCCACCGGCACCGGTATAGCCGCCGGAAGCGAAACCAACGGCAGCAGCGCTTGTGATGCTGGATGTTATCGTGCCCATCAGGCCAGCTACTGTAGCCATCGCAGCCAGATTGTATGGGAATGGCTGGCTTGAAAGTGCTTGAGCCATAGCCATTGGTAATTGAACAGCAGCCTGAGCAAGCGCAAATGCTTTCTGTGTCACAAAGGCGGCCTTATACGCTGACGACTGTTCACCGAACATCATCCCCATCGAATCGGTGATAGCTGAAAATGAGTTTTGCGCGGATTGAGCCTGAGCTACATACAACGCAGTATCCAGAGTTTGCTGATTATTGCGAATTTCTAACAACCTATCAGCCTTTTCCTGCTCAGTCAGAATCGTATCCTGGGCGATTAACTTATTCTGAACCTTCATCCATTCGGCATAGTCTATCTGTGCTTTTTTTAGCTTTTCGATAATTTCAAGCTGCGGGTCAACCTGCAGGCCAATCATATTTAGCCCCTGACTGGACATATCGTGGCTAGTGGCCCCGGAAGTAAGCGTACCTCCAGATTTGTTTACGGCTGATATTACTGAATCTGGTAGTGGCATACTGGCAATAAGATCAGATGCCTGTTTATTAGCGTCAGGTTTTTTTAACTTACCAAGCTTCACCATTTCCTGCAGTATCTGCAGGCGTTTTTGCAGGATATCGTTCTGCTTAACTTCCTTCGGTGCAATTTGCTCCTGCATCTTCCGGTAGTCGTCCAGCGTTGCGGTAGCTTTCTGACTTAGTTCAAGCCGTTTGAACGCTGTGCCTATCTCTTTGGACATAGATAACAGCGACTGTTGATCTTTAGTAACTGGCAGCCCTTTGGCCTGACGCTCCTGAATAGTCTTTATCTGCTCTTCAAACTTCAGACGCTGCATTGCGACCGCCGATAATTTATCGCTAGCGTCCAACTGCGCATTGAATGCTGCAGTTTGCTCGTTAATCTGGTTAAGTAGTCGCTGCCCTGCATCCTCAGAGTAAGCTTTAGTCTTACTACCTGTTCCAGGAGAAAATGTTCCGATATGCCCCTGCGCAAAACTTATTTGATTACGCATATCGGTGAGGTTCTTTATGAACTCATTACCTCCATTTTGTCCGGCGGCATTAATTTTTCCCCAAGCCTCATCCACCCATTTCTGGATATTGTCTAACTCACCGTTTACTTGGCCTGAAACATTGGCGAAAACATCTTTGATTTGATGATAGGCATCAACGGGGTGTGAAAGGTCTATATCCTTAATCCCATTCCACAAGTCAACCATCCCTCCCATGGCCTTGGTAACACCCATGAAAGCACCTGCGACAGTTACAGCGGCCTTAGCCAGATTTTTAAGCCAGCTATCCAGTGTTTGGGATACGGCTGTAACATCTATTCCTTTTGCGGCGAACGTAGTGAACTCGCCTGTTAGGTCGCTGATCGTTGGCATTAATCCCGCAGCAATCTGAGTTCTTAGCCCCTGCATTGAGGAATTGACCAGCCAGCCAGTGGTTTCCAACTCCTGCGCCGCACGAATTGTTTTCTGGTCAAGAATAAGACCCAGCTTCTCCGAAATATCGGCCATTTCACTGATCGCTTTGCCGCCATTCTGAAACATCGGTATCAAAGCAGTGGCATCGTTGGCAATGGCCTCCATATAAAAAGTCATCTGCGCTTGTGAAACATTGGCTTTTTGCAGGGTATCAACATATAGCTGCATTGCAGCTGGCCCTGAAAGATTCTTAAACTGCTCAGCCGTCACACCAACTTTTGGAGCTATGGTTTTAAAAAAATCCTGGAGCTCCCCCCCTCCGGTGCTCAGGAAGTCACCAACCTTATCGTTAACATCCTTCATTATGTCGGAGAACTTCTCCTGAGAGATCCCCGCAGCACTGGCAGCTATGGCGTATTTCTGAAAATCAGTAGTAGACGCATTAGCTATTTTTGACAACCGGCTAATCTCAACACCAGCCTCTGCTGTGTGCTTGATCATTGCAGCCAATGCCGTTCCTGCCATGAGTGCGCCAGTAGCAACTGCAGCAGTTAGAGCTGCACCTAATTTACCGACGGCAGCAACAGTCTTTTCACCGTTTGTTGTGAGCTTAGTTAGCGAATCAGAAAGGCTATCTGCATTACGTTTTGCCCCTACGCTATCGAGAATAATGGCCAGGCGGGATGTTTGTTCTGTCATTTAGCATTCTCCAGTTAAGAAAAAGCCGCCATCAGGCGGCCTGTTTCCCATCTTCATCATCTGCTTTACCCTGTCGGGAATTAATTTTTTCCATACCATCAATGTACTCGGACAGATTCGCCAGACCGGAGACTCGAGGAGCCACATCGCGAGGGTCGTCATTGCTTCCAAATACCAGATTTGCATACCATGTGCGAACAGCGATGATTTGCTGCAGGTTGCGGTTAATGGCTTTTACCAGGTTAGAAACAGATTTGATAACGGCTCCGTTATCTGTGGCGATACGGGCAAAAGTCAGTCGCTCCAGCTGAGAATCTGTTACGCCTGAGCAAATGGCGTTACCTCGTAGCAGGGCGTCACATAAATCAGTCTGATTCCCGGCATACATTGCTACCATCAGCTTTTCTTTCGCAGCTCCATCCAGCGAGCGAAATACATTCCGTAGCTCACTATCTCGCATAAATCCGACAACATCACCCTCGGCCAACGGAGCAACTGGGGCCAGTTTGGTCTTAAGATAATTGAGAATATTTTCAGCTTGTTCGCTGATCATCGCCGTACTTCTAGTGAAAGCCGTGAGTGTGTCTCTATTTGCCGCATCTCTGGCCCGGCGGTTTTTTGCTGCTTCGTTTAAATCCGGATCATTGCGGATAACCTCTACGGCATCGGCTTCCGCCTCAGCTAACATTGCCACGGCCCGCAGATCACCAAAAATATTCGCCATCCCTTTAAAAAGAATCGCCATCTGCTCATTAGGCGCAACCACTTCAGAAACGTTATCAGTGATAGCAATGCTTCTTTGCCCAATTTTAATTTCGTAACTCACTGGCTTACCTCCATTCTGGATAGCCCAACATCAAATATTTTTCTCGCCACATCATGGATTGATGGTGCGATACCAAACCCGGATTTCTGGCGTTCCTGCTCCTGGATGGCTTTTAATGCCGCAACCTGAGCAGCGCTCAGAAGAACGGGTTTCACGTGTTCCTTTTTCATGCTTCCCCCTTGGTTATCACATGATAAAAAACGCAACAATCACAATAATCATTGCAAGTAATGAAATGATGGTAATGAAATCGAGGGGATGCACAACGTGAAATGAATGGATGCGTTTTAAAGAATTTGCCCTCAAGGTATACATGGTGTTCATAAAGGCTATAAATTGCTTATAAAACATAATATTAACCTATGAACACCAGCCTACATTTTGGGATTTCAGGTCTACACGGTATACATCATTCTGTTTAATAAACGATCAGATAGTTAATGAGAGAATGAACACCATGTACACCCTGTGTATACCTGAAAACAAGGTATACATGGTTTATTTCACTGATTTATATATAAATTATTCTCTCGATGTATACCATGTATACCTTTCTCCATATTTATCTGAACTTCATTCTTTATGACCGGCTACAGGATGCGTCTGAGGTAACCAGTCTTCCGCACTCTCTGAAAGTTCAACGTTGGTCACCATGCCACGGGCTCTCCGTTCCTTACGGTACTCGTGATTAAACTCCCTCATCGCGCTTTCCATCCCCTCTGCGAATTTATTCAGCGTCAGCGGCTTGTCGAAACCGTTGGCCTCCAGGAATGCCAGGTAAGCGTGATAGAGATAAACTCGCGGATAGTGAGGCGGATTGCGGTTTCCTACCATCATTCCCGCACAATCAGCCAGCCGCTCAAGATGCGCGCAGAAGGCATAAAGCGGATCCGTTTTCTGCTTCACCTCCAGTGCTTCTTCGCTGTTCCGTTGCTCCAGCAGCAGCGCCCGCGCTTTTTCCGGGTTCGCAAAGTTCGCCAGCAGCCGACGAACCACCACCGGAATTTCAGCGGATATCTTTTCTGCCAGGTCGGGATCTTTATCCTCCTCGCTGACGCGCCGGTTAAACTGGAAAATTACGCGTCGCCGGGAAACGCCGCCGGCACGTTCGGTGAAAATCATCGGCGTGTTATTCGTGGCCACAACCACCGCCCGCAAAACGGCGGTGTACTGGTGCTCGTGTTTCGGGTCGATCTCCACGGCATCCCCGCCGGTTATCGCTTTTATCCCGGTGCCCTCTCCTGAATATTTGGGCTGATCAGGAAGCGTTATCATGCTTTTCCCGACGAACTGCGCCCGCCCGCGCGCGCTGTCGAGCGCCGCCATGTTCCCGCTGGCGGTGTTATGCGCACCGGCCAGCATCGTAGCGATATGGGTAAAGACACTTTTCCCGCTACCGCCCTCACCGGTTATCTCGAGGAACAGCTGCCAGTCGTACCGGTTCGCCAGCACCATAAAGAGCGCTGCAGCGATGCGCTGCATCTTAATTGCGTCTCTATCTGATGCGTAACTTAGCCATTTATGGAAGTTCGGCGCGTGGTCTCGAAGGTTTTCGCTTGGTACCGCTGGCGTGTAGGTCACGCCGTTATGATTGGTTAGCCAGTTGTCCTGGCTGTGTTCGGAGAAAACACCGGTTTCCATATCGTAGACGCCGTTAGCAAAGGGAATTAGGCTCCGCTTCGGCTCCCCCATAACCGGGATAACGATTTTCAGGGCATCGATTACGTTGTTGATCGCGCGCTTGCTGAAATTGGTTTTGTTCTCGTTGTATACAGCCACCATTTCGCGGCTCAGTTCGAGCAGAGACGTTTTCTCCCAGATGCCGGCGCGGTAGACGTACACTCCTTCGCTGTTTTCGTGTATCGCAATACCGGTGTAACGTTCGGCCAGTATGAGCGCCTTTTCATTATCCGCCAGGTCGCGGAGGTTTACATCCGTCAGCGGTTTGCCAATCACCATGCTTTTGCCGGCTTCCGCATCGGCTTTGAGGCGCGGCAGCTGTGGCGTCCAGTCCTCCAGAAGCTGATAACCTTCAGAGTAGAATTGCGCGCGCTCCACGCCGGCCACCGCCAGCTTTGTTGCGAGAATGGTTATCTGCCGTTCTGTCAGATGCCCACCGCGGCAAACCCGGGCATAGAGCCGGCCATCATCCACAATGCGGATATTCTCCAGCTCTGCCAGCTGCTTTTTATCCAGCACGACCGGCGGCACAGTGTCACCAATCGGGTTCATTTCCTGCCATGCTTTGGCGAACGTCCAGGCATCCGCACCGGCAAAGATAATCGCCTCTTCCATGAGATCCACCGGCTGCTTTTTGAGGTTTGGTGCATTTTTCATTTTTTGCTACCCCGCTCCTGAATAATTTCACGCATAACCCGAATCCTTTCGGCGCCATGAACCTGCATTACCCGCGCAATATCGCTTTCATTGTCGATAGGTGCAGAAGAAACAAATATAAATTCACGAACCAACCGTTCAGGCGCACAAACACAGGGCGCGTTATATCCTTCCCGGTAAAATGTCACTCGGTTGAATTGGTAACTTTCGATAATTACAATTTCCCCCCGACTGTCTTTCCATTTATCACCCGGCCTGATTTCAGGGTGAGCGCGGCCGCCAGCAGCTAAGCCGGAATTTTTAATCATCATATTTTTACCTCACGCTGTCGGTGGGATTACCTGATAACCAATTTTCAGCAGAAAGCGGGCGGCACTCTCCACAGTGAAAATTATCTCGTCTTCCATCAAGGGGCGCATCGACTGAAGACCATTTGACGTGTCCACCAGATAACGGCCGCCGGCCGGAAAACTGAATACAGTTTTGCCATCGCTACAGCGCACCAGATTATAAATAGCGGTCATGGCCTTACCTCCCTGACTTTCACCAGATATTCCGATGCCTGACTGACCAGGCTGTGAACCGCCGCGACACGAAAGCTTTCCATTTCATCATCCGATGCCAGGGTATCTATCCACATATCGAGAACGGCAAGCGCCTGACGGCTGTATTCCAGCGCCTGGACTGCGTTGGTCGTCAGCATGGCAATAGATTCGTTTTGAGTTGGCTTTTTCATGCGCTTAACTCCATCGCGAGACGTGTCTGGATAGCAGCAGCCTTGCTCCCTAACTGGAGATAAGTCCGGGTTATCGCCGGGTTGCTGTGCCCGAGCATTTCAGAGGCAATCAGCAGCCCCTGTTCACCACCGGCAGACATAAGGTTAAACGCAGCAATTTTTCGGCTGGAATACGCACTCAACCGCAGGCGGGTATTGATTACACGGGTGAACCACGTCATTACACTGTGCAATTTCTTCCAGATCGTCTGGCGACTTACGCTACCTTCCAGAGACTGACAACGGTTACTTTCAATCTGAGAGCGCGAAAATACCAGGTCATCATCCACCAGATTACGCTCCTGACGTTCGCGCAGTCGCTTAATGATGCCCGGCGGCAGCTGCTTGGTGTCGTGCTTAACTTCAGCCTTTGCCACCAGCTCAAACACGATAGCCTGTTCCTCATCGGTCATGCCGGCGGCCAGCTCGTCGCAGCTAACACTATCCCAGTGCATGTACGCGATGTGATCACCCGCAAGGCGTGCCGCATCCTTGCGCTGCTGGCGAACAATTTCGATCCCCTTCCGGGTCGCCCTGGCTTCTGCTGCTTTGGTCTGCTTCGCAACGATGATGGTCGCAATACCGGTTTCCCAGTTGATGCACGAGTAACGGAAGTTGCACACGTCGCTGGTACGCCAGCCGGTAACGGTCGCAATATCCCACCAGAGCAGCACCCATTCCGGCTGTGTCTGCTGGATACGTTCGCGCAGCTTGCGCTGTTCTTCCCGTTCGTAGACGGGGGTCATGGTGCGGGTGCCTTTGGTTGTGGTGGCTTTTACCACGTTGCCACGCAGCTCGCGGGCTTTGGCGGTCAGAGTCTGGAGGTTAAACATGCTGTACCTCCTTAAGACGAAAACGACACGCCAGAATACAGACACATCCTGCAGGCGTTTTTTCGCGTGCTTCGTGTTCGGTGGAAGCAGTAACGTTGACGATCTGATTTGTGAATTCACCCAGGGTGAGAAAACGCCATGTAAATTCAGGGCGTGTTTGGGTAGACTTATTACAAGCCATGATGTTACCTCAGATAACGTTGTGGTCAGACGCCCCGGTACTGTTCCACCAGTTCGGGGCGTTGTCTTTTGGTATGCACTTGTCATACACTTGATTACCATCCAAACATAATCAGGTGTCAACCAAATGTCAACCATAGAGATAAAAGGGAAAGGTAATAAACAAATCGCACTGCGCGTAGAGCCATCGCTAGAAGAAGGAATAAAGAAAGCATTGGCACAGGATGGCGACGCTTCGGTTTCAGCATGGATAAAGCGCATCATCCGCAAAGAATTACAGTCGCGTGGCATCGAGCCGAAAGGCTGATCTACAATCTCCGCTGCCGGGAAAATATCCCGGCTTTTTTTCGCCATATTATTCATCGCCGTTATCCTTCAACAGCTCTGGCTGAAACTTACGCCATAGCTCCGCTTCTTCGCTTTTCAACGCCCGTTTTTCCTCCTTGCAGCGCTGCAATTTGTAGCCGCGTTTGCTGGCCTCCTTCTGGTATGCTGCCATCCGCTTACTGAAATCGTTCAGGAATGCGAACGGCACGCCATAAGAGCCGGTTTTACGAATAGACGGGATAACTTCACGGAACACCCAGTTGCTGAAACGATGGGCGAATGTGTCGGGTGTGCTGGCCTTGCGGCTACGCGCAATCAGCTTATAGAAGCCTGACTCAGAGATAATGTTCATATTCTGATTGCCGCCGGGGGTGTAAGTTAAATTTACTCCCCTTTCATCATCATCAAGCATCTGCAATGCCATACGCGAATTCGTCAGTTCCAGCGCAGTGCAGACATCCTTTGCAACAAACCACGGTTCGCCGTTGATCTTAACAATGCGGACTTTAGCGCCCTCAAAATTGATAACGGAAATATCATCGCTACAGTTTTCAGGGTGAGCGAAGCCCCGCCCGTGAGGGCGCTTTTTCATGTTCATAATGATGTCCGGTTTTTAATTTACTGAAGGGGAGTTCTGTTTAATCACGCAGAATGACGGCGTTTTGCCAACCACTGGTGAATCTCCACTGCGTCGAATGCAGTGATCTTTTCTCCCAACTTTACCGGACGTGGCAATGAGCCGTTGCGTACCTTGCGGTCAATGGTAGAAACACTAACGCCCAGCAATTCAGCCAGACGAAAGCGCCTAATGTATCCAGTGGTGGGGATTGAATGGGGTGTTGCTTGGTGAATTGTCATGAGTCCCGTAACTCCTATATGAGCCCTGTTGCTTCGTTACGGAGACAATTTAATGCGCAAAAACCGCAGCAGGTAGGGTAATAGGCCGCAATAGCCCGGTAAAAGCGACCTATTACCCCCTCCGTGCTGGCTCTACTTCTTGCCGGGAAAAACCAAGTTCACCGCACCAGAATAGTATTTTTTAGGCTGCGCGGGAGCTAATTTATTGTCCTTAATCCATGTTTTAAGTGTTTTTTCAGACACACCACCTGAATAATGCTCTTTTATAATTTCAATCATCCTCCCTTTAGATAGGGACGGATACATCTCCCAGGTGGATTTTATTACGAATATTATTTCTTTTTTTAATCTATGCGTTTTTTGAGAGGCATTCTTAGCGCCATCGAAACTTTTAAACTTTTTGTGAGAATAGAAGATGGTACTTAAAAGGTTATCCCGACTTACATCGTTCAGAAGCCCTGCACGCAGTAGTTCCTTGCTAGAGTTATGAAGCCCCAGCAACTTCATTAGCGCGGCGTTCTTGAAGAGGACGCCAGTATGGGAGTCTACGAGGCCCTTTTCTGAAGGGGGCTCATCCGCGTCCAAATCGAACTCTCTTGCGATGATTATCTTATCGCTATCTGAGATCTCATCCTCTGTGTATACATTAAGTTCAGGGTGAGCCAATTCAAATTCAGAAAAGTGGTCTTCGGTGCATATCAAATGCCCGTGATAATTACCTGGTTCATTGCAGACAAAATAAATATTTAAATCGTCCAACACCTTATCAACATATTTTAAGGTTTCAGCTTCAACTTTCTTTACGTACTCAATTACTGGGTGTTCTTCTTTCATGATGCGCCACCTGTTTTCTTGAAAGGAACCACGCTGTAGTTCTCACCGCTCTCCAGAGCCACCAGCAGATTAGCCCACCGTGCCAGCGCCGCTTTCCGCTCATCAAAGTATTGATGCCGGTTATAGATGCCCTCTATCCCCGGTATTTTGTGGTTAAGGCAACGTTCGGCTATCACCGGGTCAATGCCTATCGCGGCCATCTGGGTGCGCATGGTTCGCCGCAGGTCATGGATACTGAACGGCTCAACGTCAGCCATTTCTTTCAGTACGGACGGCATGACCATATTCAGCGTGGCTCGGCTAACGTGAGCCGTTGTTCTGGCTCTCCTGGCTGGGATTAACCAGCGGCTATCACCGGCAAAAAGTCGAATCTCTTTAATCCATTCGATCACTGGCGCCGGCAGCGGGATATCGATGTCATCACCATTCTTTGCCCGCGAGCCAGGGAGATGCCAAACCTCGTTATCAAGGTCGAACTCCGACCATTCGGCGGCACAGAGCTCCATTTTGCGCACCCCAAGCGCCAGAATGATCTTGAAGGTCAGCTCATTTTCTCTGCTGATTCCACGCCCGCGGCGTAGAGCTTTGAAGAACATAACCAGCTCATCACGGCTTAACGCACGTTTGCGCCCCTGCTCTTTGCCGCCAGCGTCTTTAGCGCCAAATGATATGGCTGGGTTAACCTCTATCATTCCGCGTACCACAGCGTAATCAAACAGGCGTTTGAGCATGCGAAGTACATCATTAGCTACCGTGGGAGACCCTCGCTCTAACACATCCTGCAGGACGCTATCAATGTGCCGCGGGCGAACGTCCTCTACCTTCATCTTTCCGATGAGAGCAACGATATTCTTTTGCAGACTGCTGCGGAAAAGCTCCGGATGTTTGTACGTGGTCTCTATCTGGCGGGCGTAATACTCAGCGGCAAGCTCTGAAACGTGAATGGCGTTCTTCTCAGCCTCAATCTTCGCTATTGCCTCAGCCTTGCGCTCCTGCTTCTCTGCGGCTACGTCATACCCGAGCGCTACCCGTGCGGATAACTCTTTCGCTATATCTCGGGCTTTTGCCAGTGAGAAATCGGAATAAGAACCGATCATCATGGTACGGGCCTTTCCCGCCAGCTTATATCGATAGCGCCAAAAAGGAGTTTTATCCTCTTTTCGAAACCTCAGATAGAGGCCGTCACCGTCTGCTCGCCCCTCGAAGCGTTCCCCGCTCTTAATCCATGCGCGGATCTGCATGTCTGTAAGTTTTGGCATGTGCGAATACCTGAAAATCCTTACCGTGATCCATTGGGTACACCGCGAAATGTACCCAAATTGCTTAGAGGTATACCCAAAACTTTGTCTAATGATCAT